GGTAGAGCTTGACGCTTTCAACGATTACGTCGAGGACCTGTTCGCGACGTGGGGACTGAACGTCACCGGGAACGCGCCAATCAACTCTCCGGAATCGTTGTTCGAAATCCAGAACCTTATCATGCGGCGCTTCGCTGTTGACGGTGAAGTCTTCATTCACATCGGCGTCAACAAGGGACACCCCGTCGTGCCGTTCATTCTCGAAGTGATCGATGCCAACAACGTCGGGGCGAACATTACCGAGTACAAGGGCAACCCGGTATTTCTCGGTATCGAGGTCGACAAGAACACATGGCAACCCGTAGCCTATTGGGTGTACTCGGTAAAGAATCAAGACCCGCAGTTTCAGTCTCAGATGGGCGCTACCCGTATCCCTGCCGAGAACATGATCCATGTTTTCAAGAAACATTACCCGTACCAGTTGCGCGGGATTCCGTTCTGTGCCGGTGTCGCTCAGAAGTTCTTTGACATCGAGGAATACAACAAGGCTCAGATCGTTCGGAGCAAGCTCGCTGCCATGTTCGGATTGCTTCTTGCGGGCGGGAAGGGCGGCGGCCTCTTGACCGACAGTTCTTACGACGCCGAGTCCGATAATACGAACTCGCTAGGATTCCCTGTCGACGCCAACGGAAACATCATTGCTCAGATGGGACCCGGTATTATCGGCCGGGTTGCTGAAGGGGTCACGCCTCACATGGTTACACCAACCGCGCCGGAAGGCGGTAACTACGATCCGTTCCTCCGTCACCAACTGCGGGCGCTCGGCGCCGGGCACGATGTCGGACTCTCCTACACCGGATTGACTCGCGACTCTTCAAAGACAACGTTCGCCGGTGGCCGGCAAGAAGAGAACCGGGACTTCCAGGGATACCGGCCGTTCATGAAACTCTTCGGGTTGAAAGCGTTGTCGCCTATCTTCCGGCCGTGGATGGATACGGCTGTCTTGTCCGGAGCATTGCTTGACGGTGTAGGGACGGACTACGAGATGCGTCCCGAGTTCTGGCAACGTCATGCATGGATGCCTGGAGGCTGGAGTCGCGGAATCAATCCGTTGCAAGAAGTCAACGCTTCAGCGAAATCGATGGAGTTGAATATCACGACTCTCGCCGACGAATGCGCTGCTCTTGGTCGTGACTGGAAGATCCAGCTTGCCAAGGGCGAACGTGTCGCCGAAGGGAAACTTCAACAGTACGCCCGACTGAAAGAGAAATCGGTTGCGCTTGGAATCAGCGACAAAGAATTCTTCATGCTGATGGGTCAGAGTGAAATGGCTGGACCGTTGCCGTTGGGTTACCAGTTGATCCAGGAGAAGGGCGAGAAATCTGTTGACCCGGCCGAACTGGAACTGCGAAGGGAGATGGAAGGTGAAGCTATTCAACTATTTCAAGAGAACAGTTAACGCCGGCCGGCCGGTCATCGAAATAGACGGTAAGGTTCGCCGCTTGTCTGACAAGGTGAGCGTCACCGAAGACGACAAGCAAATCGTTTACCGCGACCATGAACCTTTGACGCGCCATGCTGTTCTCGGAAGTGTTCGCGCCGGCAAAGCTGACGCAACCAAAACGGAACTGTCCTTTTCAAGCGATGCACCGGTCATGATGTGGGGGGAACCTGAAGTGCTTTCGCATGATCCGGAAGACGCTGACTTCTCTCGCCTTGCGGAAGTCGGTGCGGTGCTCAGGGATCACAACCCGTCACAGATCGTCGGTCGGCCGGAGAATGTCCGGCTCGACATTGGCGATCGCAAGGGAAGACTTTCGTTGGTTTGGGGTTCCACGGATACGGCAGCGAAAGCGAAACACGAAGCGTTAATCGATCGATCTTTGCGCGGCGTGTCTGTCGGCTACCAAGTCGACGAGTATATTTACTTCAAGGAATCCGGCGTGTATCGCGGGACGGTGTATCCGGAAGGGACATGGCTTGCCGCCAAGTGGCAAGCTATCGAGGCCAGTCTCACACCGGTTGCCGCCGATCCGTCGGTCGGTGTCGGTAGAAACGTTCCGGCAGCGGGTGAAGGAGCCGCTCCGGACAAACGCAAACAGGAGGGTAGCAAAGTGAAATGGTGGATTCGTTTCCTGAAGACGCACCTGTTCAGGGAAACCGAACAGGCAGAGGGAACGGTGATCGAAGTCGACGAAACAGACGGTAAGCGTCTGGTCGGCGAGAACGTCGCCGTTCGAATGCTGGAGAGTGTATCGGAGCCGACAGAACCGGCCGCGCCAGTCGCACCGGTCGAGCCGACTCCGGAACCTGACCAGCGCACGGAGCCGGACATCGAAACTCGTATGCGCGATCTGTTGAAAGCAGGACGCGAACGGCGCGAGGGCGTGCGGGCCATAGCCAAGAAATACGATGTCGAGATCCCGGCAGAGATGATCGAGCATGAAGACTTCACGGTCGACAAGGCTCGTGAGTTTGCCCTGGAAAAACTCTCGGATCGTATGAAGAACGCCCCGACTGCGGATGTCACCGTCACGAAGGACGGGCGCACGTCGTTCCGTAAAGCGGCAACCGAAGCCCTGCTCATGCGTGTTGGCGGACCCGCCTTGGCGCGTGAAGAAAAGCTCGCGGGCAAACCCCTTGAGCAGACGGGCATCGCAACGCCGTTCATGTCGCTGGTGGATCTCGCGAGAGAGTCTCTGCAGCGGGCGAACATTCCCGTACAGACGGGACAGCCCGACGAGATCATCGAGCTTGCCATGCGCGGGCCCGCGATCTCCAGCTATACGCTGCGGGCAGCGGAAGCGATTACGGTCGGAACGTCCGACTTCCCGTACATCCTCGCCAACGTGGCGAACAAGGAAATGCTCGCGGGTGCCGAGATGGCAGACGTGACATATCCGGACTGGTGCAAGATCGGTTCGCTTCGCGACTTCAGGCAAGGCTCACGTCTGAAGCTGTCCGAAGCCGGCAAGCTGGAACAGGTTGTCGAGTTCGGCGAGTACGAGATGACGAAGTTCGGCGAGCAGCGTGAGACGTTGACTCTGCTCACGTACGGAAAGGTATTCAATCTTTCCCGGCAGGCCATCATCAACGATGACCTGAACGCGTTCACGGCTATCCCCCGGAAGATGGGTGAAGTTGCCGCGATTCTGCCGAACGATCTCGCTGTCATTGTGTTGCTGGCAAACGGCAACATGAGTGACGGGACGGCGTTGTTTGCGACGGCGCACAACAACATCAGCGATAATCTGTCGGCGTACGGTCTCGATACTATCGCGAAAGCTCGCGCCGGTATCGGGAACCTCTACACGATCGTCATGCAGCAGACAGCGTTCCAGCACGCGGACATCAGCGGGGAACAGATCACGCTGCGTCAACGTGCGCGTGTCGTCCTTGTCCCGCCGACAAACTGGCAGAACGTGGACACTGCAATCGGCGCAAGTTCGTTCGGGGAAGGCGCTGACAATGTCAACCCGCTCAAGAACAAGCTGCGGTACGTCATCGAGCCGAGCCTGGAGGACACCAACTTCACCGGCAATTCGACAGTCGCGTACTACGAGTTCGTCGATCCGAACCTCTCGCCTGTAATCGAGGTTGCGTTCCTCAACGGGAACACGACTCCGTACATGGAAGAGGTTGTGAACACCGGAAGCGCGGCTGATGGTCGCGTGTGGAAGGTGCGTCATGACTGCGTCGCCGGCGCGGTCGATTGGCGTGGGGCGGCCAAAGAGGTCTCGGTTAGCTAGGCAATCAAGGGGGGCGGAAGGTCCGTCCCCCTTAGATCCTCGATAAACGGCCGTGAGAGGCCAGAGAAACGGAGGAAAGGCAACATGAAGGGTAAAGTATGGGTTGGCATGATAGCGGCCCTGGTGGGCTTCTATCTGAGCGCCGGAGTGTGGGCGGCGTCGAACTACGTCAGCACTGGTGATACTTTCAAGTGGACGAACGGAACCGGGAACGATGTGTCGGCCGGCGATGTCGTTGACGTGGGAGACATCTACGGCGTTGCCGTGGGCGACATTGCAAACGCTGCTGATGGAACTGTCAGGCTGAAAGGTATCTTCGATCTGACGCTCCAGACCAACGAGACGATCGCTATCGGTGATAAGCTGTATTGGGATTCGTCAAACGAGGTTGTCACTGAAACCGCGACGGCTGATACGTTCATCGGGACGGCAATGGAAGCGCAGACGACTACCACGTCGACCACGCTTCTCAAGGTCCGGATGAATTCGTTCATCCGTGACAACGTTGGCGGATCGTTTGCTACGGATCTGCTTCCGGCAACGGACGGAACCTACGACCTGGGATCGGCAGCCCTTGAATGGGAAGATCTCCGGGTTGACGGGTTTGCTCACATCGATGCTCTGACGAATAGCGCGGCTATGCAATGCCACGTTGATTTCGTGCCGGGTAGCGATGGGACGTATGATCTCGGTGCTTCCGGTACTGAGTGGCAGGA